GGTTTATGGGTTCTTATGTTGATTTTAGTGGTGGTATACAAGACGAAAATCAATTTATTCAAACTTACAGAAGTCTTTCTTTATATCCAGAAGTTGATATGGCGATTGAAGATATTGTAAATGATTCTATAATCATGGGTACTGATAGAAAACCCATCAAAATAGATTTAGAACATACTAATTTATCAGAAAATATTAAAACTAAAATATACAGAGAATTTGACAATGTATTAAAGATGTTTGATTTTTCAAACAAAGGGTATGAAATTTTTAGAAGATGGTATGTTGATGGTAGAGTATACTACCATATTATTATTGATAAAGATAATCCGCGAGCAGGGGTAAAAGAAGTAAGAGCAATAGATCCCACTAAGATCAAAAAAGTAAGAAACGTAAACAAAAAACCTTATGTTCAAGGTCACGTATCAGTTCCATTAATTAGTAACATAGAAGAGTTTTATGTTTATATTGATAATGACAAGAAGAGTCATCAATATACCGGAGCAAGTGGAGTAAAAATCTCTCCTGATTCTATCGCTTATGTGCATAGTGGTATTGTTGATACCACCACAAAGAAAGTTGTGGGTTATCTACAAAAAGCAATTAGACCTGTAAACATGCTTAGGCAAATTGAAGATGCTGTTGTTATTTACAGAATATCAAGAGCACCTGAAAGAAGAATATTTTATATTGATGTTGGTAATCTACCGAAAGCAAAAGCAGAAGCTTATCTTAAAGATCTTATGAATCGATATAAGAATAAGTTGGTATATAACCAGACTACAGGTGAAGTAAGAGACGACAGAAATCACTTACACATGCTTGAAGATTACTGGTTACCCAGAAGAGAAGGTGGTAGAGGTACAGAAATAACTACTCTCCAAGGTGGTCAAAACTTAGGAGAGATGAGTGACGTTGAGTATCTACAACGAAAAGTTTATAGATCTCTCAACGTTCCATTATCCCGTCTAGAAACCCAAAACGGTTTTAATATGGGTAGATCTGCAGAAATTACACGAGACGAAGTTAAATTCTATAAATTTATTCAACGACTAAGATTTAAATTTTGTTCTGTATTTACTGATGTTCTCAAAAAACAACTAATACTTAAGGGTGTTTTGACAGAGGATGATTGGAATGATATTACAGATTTGATAAATTATCATTTCAATGAAGATTCATACTTTGCGGAATTACGAGAAACTGAAATACTCAAAGAAAGACTTCAAGTTCTTGCTGCAGTAGAACCTTATGTTGGAAAATACTTTTCTACTGAGTACATAAGAAAGACTGTACTTAAGCAAGACGAACAAGAAATAGAAAAATTAAATGCACAAACAGAATCCGAGCAAACTGCAGTGCAATTAATGCAAATGCAAATGCAACCACCAGATCAAGAGGTTCCAAATGAAGAACCGCCTCAATAAGTAAATGATATAAATAAAACTAGATTGTAACCTAACATGAGGGATGCCATGAGTACACACAAAATTATAACCGAACTATTAGATGAAAATATGATCGGTGCAAAGAAACAGATTTCTGATACTCTATATGAGAAATTAGGAGAGCATTTAAATGCAATTTATAAAGATATTGCTCCTACTTTAATTTCAGAAAAAAAGAAATCACATAAAGAAGACGAAGAAGAAGACGAAGAAGAAGGAACGCCTGGTAAAAAACAAGATATGGATGGTGATGGCGACATCGATTCCGAAGACTATAAGGCTAAGAAAAGTGCAGCAATAAAGGCTGCTATTGCAAAGAGAAAAAAAGGTAAGAAGAAATGAAGTTAATCACTGAGATGAACGACGACGTTAGACTTCTTATCGAAGCTAACGGCGAAGGCAAAAAAAATTACTTCATTGAAGGTGTTTTTATGCAAGCAGAAACCAAGAACAGAAATGGTAGAATTTACCCAATGAATGTTCTTGAGCCTAAAGTTAATGAATACACAGAGAATTTCATTAGCAAAAATCGTGCTCTCGGTGAACTAAATCACCCTAAAGGTCCTACTGTTAATCTCGATCGTGTTTCACACATTATAAAAGAGATGAAAACAGATGGTCATAATTTTAATGGTAAAGCTAAAATTATGGAAACTCCTATGGGAAACATTGTTAAGAATTTAATGGACGAAGGAGCCAGACTGGGAGTTTCTACTCGTGGAATGGGTTCTCTGAAACAACAAAATGGTATCAACATGGTGCAACCAGATTTTATGCTTGCAGCAGTTGATATAGTAGCTGATCCATCAGCTCCTGATGCATTTGTAGATGGTATCATGGAAGGTAAAGAATGGATCTGGGAAAACGGTCTTCTGAAAGAAAAAGAAATTTCTCAGTATTATAATACAATAGTGAATACACCTTCACGAGATATAAAAAAGACTTTTAGTAATTTATTCGAAGACTTTTTAAGAAAGATTTAATTCGTATACACACCCCGGAATAGAAATATAAAAACTTATAAATATTCCAGCATGGCACCAAGGAGCTATTGATGAGTAACACAGAACAAATAAGAGAAGCCGTCTCCAATGGCTTAAAGAATCATAAAGAATCATTAGAAGAAGCTGTAGATAATCAGTATGATGACGGTACAGGAAAAGGGGCAATGTACCCAGATCCTATCGCAGACGATAGCACTGCTGCCGCTAACATGGCAACTATTGCTGCTGGTGGTGCTGTAGCTGCAGAAGATGGAAAAAAGAAAAAGAAAAAGAAGGATGAGGAACCAGTAGAAGAGGACACTAATGTCCAAAGCACTGAAGACTACCTTTCCGAACTTTTCGATGAAGATGAATTATCTGAATCATTCAAAGAAAAACTTGCAGTAATTTTTGAAACAGCTCTTGCCGATAGAGTTGCTTTTATTGAAAATGAAATGACCGAAGTTTTTAACACTAATCTAAATGAGCAAGTAGAGACTTTAACCGAAGACTTAACTACTAAATTAGATGAATTCCTTGCGTATGTCGTAGAAGAGTGGACTAAGGAAAACGAAATTGCAATTGAGCGTGGTATCAAGAGCGATATTGCAGAATCGTTTATGACTGGACTTAAGGGTCTGTTCGAATCTCACTACATTGATATGCCAGACGACAAGGTTACCGTTGTCGAAGAACTAATCGATGCTAAGTCCGAACTAGAAGCAGAACTTAACGAACAGATTCAGACAAATATGGATCTTGCTGCAGAAAAGAACGTAAATATTGCAAAAACTATATTTATGGAAAATTGCGGTGGATTAACTGACACTGAAGCTGAAAAGTATTATTCTTTAGTAGAAAATGTAGATTTTGAAACTGAAGATCAGTATCGCAATAAACTCGGAATTATTAAAGAATCATTCTTCAAGACTAGAATTTCAAACGAAACTCATGTTTCCGAGATACCCTCAGACGCACAAATTTTAACTGAAAATATAGATGATACAAATATTAACGAAAAGGTTGATCCGTTAATGGAAGCATATAGTAACGTGTTCAGATTCCAGAATAGAAACAAAAACAACGGGTGAATCCCGAGGAGACAAGTAAATGTATAACACAGACGACACTACACCTTACGACTCTTTAGTTGAGAAGTGGAATCCACTTCTTGATCATGAGTCATTAGACACAATCACCGATTATCACAGAAAGAAATGCACCGCAGTTCTTCTTGAAAATCAACAAACTGCTATCAGAGAGCAGCATCTTAACGAGCAACACGGAAACGCCATGGGCGGTAACTTTGCCAACCCTGAAGTTGGTTCTGTTGGTAACCTTTCTGGTTACGATCCAGTACTTATCAGTCTAGTTCGCCGTTCTATGCCAAACCTTATGGCATATGATCTTTGCGGTGTTCAGCCAATGACTGCTCCTACTGGTTTGATCTTTGCACTTCGTGCTAAGTATGACGGCGGACCTGCTACTGATGGTTCGTTTGGTAGACCAACAAACGGAAGTCCTCAGAATAGTTCTGAAGCTCTTTATCAAGAAGCAGGACCATTCGCTGGTGTATCTTCATCCGACCCACATGCTGGTACTTCCTTCGGTGTTGTAGAAGGTCAAGTTGGTGCATCTGCCTTTGGTGAAAACTTCGAGAGTGGTACTCGTGCAGGAAGTATGCTTGCAGATCCCAATGGATCTCAATGGGACTTCCGTGGTGCTGCAACCAGTACCGCAGAAGGTGGTATCGTAGACGGTACATTCGCACAAATGGCGTTTGATATCGATAGAGTTGCAGTCGAAGCAAAGACTAAAGCACTAAAGGCAGAATACACAACTGAGCTTGCTCAGGATCTCAAGGCAGTTCACGGACTCGATGCCGAAACTGAACTTGCAAACATTCTCTCAACTGAAATCCTCAGTGAAATCAACAGAGAGATTATTCGTACTATCTACACAGTCGCTAAACTCGGTTGTCAGCAAGCTGATGTTCTTGGTCGGGACAGTGGTACATACGACCTCTATGCTGACTCTGATGGTAGATGGAGTGCAGAACGCTTCCGTGGACTTATGTTCCAAATTGAGCGTGAAGCAAACACCGTTGCGAAGGAAACTCGTAGAGGTAAAGCAAACTTTGTTGTTTGTACTTCAGACGTTGCTTCCGCACTTGCAATGGGTGGATTCCTCAACATCTCACCAGCAATCAACAACTCACTAGAAGTTGACGATACTGGTAATACCTTCGTTGGTACACTCAACGGTAAGTTCAAGGTATACGTTGATCCATATGCACCTGCAAACACTAGTAATAACACTACCGCCGACTACGCAGTCGTAGGTTATAGAGGTGCTAGTCCATACGATGCTGGATTCTTCTACTGCCCATACGTTCCGCTACAAATGGTTCGTGCAGTCGATACCAACACCTTCCAGCCAAAGATCGGGTTCAAGACTCGATACGGTAT